GTTTTGCTATCCCGGTGAGCGCTTCCGCCGAGCAAATCACTTCGTTTGTGAAGTCTTGGTTTGGCACTATGAGTGAGGTCCTAAAAATGGATGGTGCGGTAGCCGCAGGAGCTCACGGAACCGCAGTAGTTACAGGAAAGAAAGGACTTCTGTGACCGACAAGAGCCTAAGGGAAGCGTTGGACGCATTCTACAAGGATAACCATCGTTGGAGTACGCGTCCTTGCGAGACTTGCGCCGCAATTACGCGGGCATCAGGAGTCTCATTTGGTTGCGACAGAATGGCTGGCCGCCTCGCCACGCCCCGGGGCCGTGACAATCATGGCGACAGCATCAGTAAGCATGTAGTGATTGTTACTGGCGAGCGAGAACGCACGATTGAAGAATGCGCTCAAGTGTTAGACCGAGAAGTTCAGCGTCATCGGCAGGAGAATAAGCCGCACGAATTTTGTGAGGATTACGGCTGCACTAGCTTAGAAGACTTCGCTGAAAAGATTCGTGCGCTAGCCATCGAAGAACAGTCCTCCACGCTGGTAGAAAAGGCGGTGCAGCCAGCAGGGGAGCGGGAGGAACGTTGGAGTCTTGAAATAGGCGACCAAGAACGCATCTTGTGCTACTGGTACCGCCCTAAGGGTGGAGGTGAAATGATGAAACGCGAAGTGGCAATATTTTGCGATTGGAATGGCAAAAAGGACATGAACGAGGACGAAGTGCGTGTAATGAATGCGTTGTTATCGCGAGATGGGAGCCGAAATGAGCAAGAAAGATAAATACCAAGAAGCCGTAGAGGAGAGTCGCATGACACACCGAGGAGGCCAGAAGATCATGGCTAGCGCAACATGACTCGGTATATTGAGGCTTTCAGTTGGACGCGAACGATTGATGATTTTCTCGCAGAGAACGTAAAGGAGCGGCCTTTGTTGAATGTTTGCTCAGGCAGAGAACCTTTCGGGGATGTGACGATGGATCGTTATGAGGCCGCTGATGTGCAAGGGGATTGGGCGAACCTTCCATTCGCTAGGGACTCATTCGCTGCTGTGTTCGCTGACCCGCCGTGGAATGCTGGCTATAAGTGCGCGGTCTCTGACTTCGTGAATGAGGCGTTGCGTGTGGCCCCCATCGCTTACCTAATGGCTCCGTGGGTGTACGGCTCGCGCAGAGCCTATCTTGCAAAGACATGGGTGCGGCAATTCCCCGGCGTGAATGTATCAATTCTACTGACTCGCTACGAGCGACCATTGCCGGGGCAGACGTATTTAGACTGGCCTGAGATTGATCCCTGCGATATGCCATGATCGATCCGTTTGAGCGGTAGTTGTGGGAAGAGTCAGAAAAGAGAGAAGGGGGAGTAGCCGAGTGACCTTTGAAGAGTGGTATCGGACTACAGACGATTTGCCAGACATAGAAGATCCGCGAGAAAGAGTGAGACTGCAAGCCGCCTGGGACGCCGCTACTTATGCCGCCAACAACGCGCAGGGCGTGGCAGCGAACGAAGCGGAGAAGGATGCGAGGCTAGAGAAGGCCATTGCGCAATATTGTGGACTCCCACGCAGAGCCACAGAGGAAGATTTGCGGGCCATCATCAAGGCAGCCCAAGGATAACCGTGTACGACGTAGAAGAGACAAAGCGCCGCGGCTACTCAGGGAAGAGCAAGGTCTATCTAGATGGGCGTGAGCGGCTGTACGGTAAGGATTGGACTAAGCGCAAAAAGGAAGTGTGGGTGCGGGGCGGAGGTAGGTGTGAGCAGATCGTAGACTACACCTTGCATAAACCTGTTTTGCATGTGCGCTGCCGCTCAGAGATGCACGATCCGCACCACATCATTACGCGAGGGCGACAGCGAGACGATAGGGCCAGCAACCTTATTGGATTGTGCAGATTGCATCACGAGTTAGCACATAAGAAGCGGAATCCACGCTGGGGTCAGGCCAGTCAATTGAGAAGTAAAAGACTACTTGGGATTGCATGAAATGTCCTGCTTGTAAAGGCCCCACACACATCATCGATACGCGCAGCGTGGCAGGTACATTGGTAAGACGCCGGCACTGTTGCCTTAAATGTGCAACCAGATTCACGACGTATGAGAAGATTTACGCACCCAAGAAGTAATGTCTATTAGTAGTATGGCGGTTACGCTAGCCTCTTGACACATCAGCACGGTAAAGACATTATTTCGCAGCATCGCAAATCCTGGCTCTGTGCTAGGTCCAACGGCGGATTATCGCCTTGGTTTTCCTATCGATGAACAAATTCACAATCCATTATCCCAATGGAATCAAGCGCCACATTAACCGCCTAGAGCGGGACCTCCTCGCATCTTCCCTCATTCAGATAGCCCCACGCGAATACGCAGCACCACACCATTCTCTTCAAACTGAAATCGACCAGATAAACTCTCCACGTTATTTAGAGGGCGCCTTCACGATTGAGCAGACTGACGGACGCAAGATACACGAGCGACTGGAAAGCGTTATGGGTATGACTGCGCGACTGATTAAGCAGGGAGTACTAGAACTGCAAAATGACGCAATATTCTAAGAGAACAAAAGAAGAAGCTGACAATCTTCAATCCTTCGCCCGTCGCATTGAGAATCAGATTATCAAAGCGAATATGAAGGGCCAGGAAACTATGGAGCGGCTGATTTGTCGGCTATTGACTGGCAGAAAGACACCGCAAGTAGCTGCAGCAATGGCCCATAAGTGGGTAGAGTGGCGCTACGGCAAAGCTACAGAGAATCTGCATCTTACAGGAAGCGTAATCCATGAGCACGTCGATGCCTCACAACTCTCTGACGCGCAACTCGCCGAAGCTGAAACTCTTATTGAGTCGGCCTACGCTGGAAGCGATCAGGGATGAACGTTGCAAGCGTGACCCGTTGTACTGGGCGCAACGTTTCACCTGCACAGAGAACCCGCACTACGAAGCGCAAGGCTTAGAGTTTCGCAGCCCGTTCCCGCAGAAGACTTACTTTAGATTGTTGTTTGACTCTTTAGCGGTGGAGAAGAAACTATTCATACCAAAGTCGCGGGACATGATGACCAGTTGGTCTGCAATCATCTGGGCCACGCATCAGGCACAATGGGGAAAAGCGTTCGCAGTGGTGCAGACGATGAAAGAGGGTAAAGCGATGGAGTTAATCTCCTACGCGGATTGCCTGTACCGCAATCAGCCCGAATGGCTCACGAAGCTGCATCCACTCAAGAGTTCGAACGCGACAGAGTTGAACTGGGAAAATGGTGGACGAGTATTAGCCGTTCCCGGTGGCGAGCATCAGATTCGAACTTACCATCCTACGATTTTTATCATGGATGAGGCAGCATTCTTACCCGAAGCGGAACAGTGTTACAACTCGGCAAGGGCAAGCTCACCGCATATTCAGATGATTGCTGTTAGTTCTGCGGGGCCTGGCTGGTTTGCGGACCAGTGTTCCTTATGATGGTTAGCGCCTATCCGCCAACATTCGATGGCAAGCGCACAATACCTAGCCCTGCGGTGCGCGCGCTAATCCGTCAGATGTTGAACCTTGGGCCAAACGATAAAGTGTTAGAGATAGGCACTGGCTCAGGAACGATGACGAGCGAGTTTGGCGCTACAGGGGCAGAAGTGCATAGTATTGAACTTGAGCCATGGGTAGACTCAACGCAGATTACCGGGGACTATGTGTTCCTGCACACAGGAGATGGAATTAATGGGCTACCGAATCATTCACCCTTTACGGTCATCTGTGCAACGTGCGGAATTGGAGACATACCGCGATCCTGGGTTGAGCAATTATCAGATTGTGGACGGCTTGTCGTACCCATTGGCGATAGCGCAAGTCAACGTCTTACTCTCTTCCGCAAAGAAGGCAAAGAGGCTATCCCAGTCAAAGTTGCAGCTTACGTCCGATTCTCAATGATGAAAGAGCGTCCCAGCCCCAAGCCACCAAAGTATCAACCTAACATTGCCAGTCATGAGAGGGGCGGCTGATACGGGCATAGTGGGCCACACAAGTAGTTTACACGCCCTTGTACGGAAATCAAACACGTCCGCCAGCCAACAAAGGCTTGACAAATGTTGTATAATGCCCTTGAGTCAGTTTGGTCCGGGCGACGAGATTTGTTAACAGAGGCCCCCAGTGGCTTCCAAGGCCACCGCGTCTGCCAATTTCGCCACGCCCGGATAAAGACTAGCGGTTAGCGCTATGTGTCCCTCCACAAGACCTAAGCGCTGACCGCTTTTTTTACTGCACTAACTCATGACCCCTTTCGTCATCTTCTATTTTCGGCGCGATGTATAGTTGGCGCGATCTGAGATGCAGAATTGTTGGGTGTAGTCGAGGGGTTGACCCATGCCTAAAGCCTGGCTCATAACTCATCCTGAAACGAAGATGGACCGCGAAGGGCGCATCCACGGGCATCTTGACCCACCGCTATCTGAAAAGGGACGTTTTCGGGCTAAGCAGATAGCGCGCAGTATGAAGAGTAAGTCCATCAGCAAGATTCACAGTTCGCCGCGTAAACGAGCGACAGAGACAGCGCAACTCATCAGCAAAGAGACTGGAGCACCTGTAGAGGTGCACAGCGACCTATTGCCTTGGGACTTAGCCAGTATGTCAGGTGCTAAGGTTAACTCGATTCGTCCACTACTCGACTTCTTCAGCAATCGTCCTAACAAGACTATTCCAGGTGGGGAATCGAAGGCTGCTGTACTGGCGCGCTACACCAAGTTTATGAAGACCTTGAAGCCCGGCGAAGCCGTTGTTGGCCATTCGCAGCACTCACTGGCTTACGATTACGCAAAGAAGGGTGGAGACGCGGCAAAGGTTCCGATGGTAGGCGGTAAGTCTGGTGAGATACGGGAAGTGACACTTTAATGGCATTCATAGCCGATAAACCGGAAGGGTGCATTGATACCGTAAACTCCGCGTTGCGCGTCAATGTTGTAGCTGGTGCGGCTGGCGGTGGTGGAGCAGTAACCGTAGTTGATGGTGGAAGCGTAGCCGAAGGCGCAACGACTGACGCGGCGATTACCACAAACACCACAGGAACTATCTCAGGGAAGCTGCGTGGTCTTGTAGCGATTCTTGCCGACATCTGGGACTCGGTAAACCATCGCATCGCGGTTGCCCTACCTGCAGCTACAGTTACAACGCTGACGCCTCCCACGGCCGCCGCTATTGGTGCAGCGGCTCCAGTGCCTCCTAGTGCAGCGGCTATTGCGGCAGCCTTAGCTAATCCACTGCCTGTCTCATTGCCAGCAGGTACTATTACCACGCTAACGCCACTTTCAAGCGTAGGCGTAAACAACTTCCCAGCTACGCAGCCGGTCAGTGCGGTTTCGCTGCCATTACCATCTGGTGCAGCTCTTGAGACTGGGAATCTTGCAGCACTCGTATCCAACACGCGGAATGATGCGCAGATCGTGGATTTACTACAACAGATCGTTATACGACTGGATGCCATCAACATCACGCTTGGGAATATGCAAGGGAATTACACGGACCCGAACGACATCAGTCAGACGATTCAGTAGAGGAGTGTTATGCCACTTCAGATAAGCGGGCAGTTTTATAAGGGCGGGGCACAAGGCCCGATAGTCGAAGACCAGCAAACCGCCTTACTCGTCAGCGAGTTCAATGGCCGCTATTACAATATGGCTTACGCAGGTTTGGTGTTTTTTGGCGCAAACACCGCTGTACAAGCGCTGTCGGTAGCTTCTGCAACGTTCACAGGGTTGGCTTTAGCGAATCCGGTTGGATCAAGTAAGAACCTGGCGCTACTGGAGATCACTTTTGCAACCGCCACGGCGCCGACGGCCACGGGTGCAGTGGTACTAGGGTATGCGCCGGTGGTGGCGCTTACTGCGGGTTCTTCGTCAGGACCCAGTTCGTCGATGATTGGCGCGGGCGCGGGTTCGGTGGCCAAGGTGGGAGCTTCAGCCACGCTGGGCGCGGCGCCTACGGTGATGCGCGGTCTTCTGGGCGTACCGTGGTCCACTGGTGTGGGTTTCGCTCCGCTCTCTATTAAGGATGACGTGGGCGGGGTCATCATCATCCCGCCTGGCCAACTCATTTGCATCGAAGCGATTACTACCGCAATTTCCGGTATCAGCTCGTTTACTTGGGCAGAATTACCGATCTAAGGAGAATCTATGAGTGCAGTCTCGCCGGCAACACGCGTTGAAGTGATTCAATCTCGTATCTGCAAATGTGGCCACGTTTCCGGCATTCACCGCAGTCAAGCAGACGAGTGCAAGGCTGATCATTGCTCTTGCATGTCGTTTCGAGAACACAATAATCCTGAACCAGAGAGGCAATCATGAGCAACACGATGATAGGCAGGCATTCTGTAGGCGGAAAGACAGCCAACCCTGGGAAGATTAAGAAGGGTGGCAGTGAGCCACTGGGAAACAAGGTTAAGACGGCCAGCACGGCTTTTCGGAGCAACAAGAAGCCCTTTGTGCCTGACGCCAAAGAGACTTCAGCGAACGAAGAGACTTTCATCAAAGAAGCGCCCAGCCCATTCAAGAACAAGATGCAGATGGGGCAAATGCCTGCTGGCACAGCTCCGAAGGGCGCAGTACCTGGCCAGGAGCCAAAGAACATCTACGCAGGCAAGTCCGGCAACAGCGCGCCACGTAACCCTTCTGGCGCCGCGGTAGGCTATTCGACGCTCCCGAATCAGTCTAAGCAGATAGGTGGACGTATGGGTTATCCACCGCCGGCCCGCAAGGCTGGGTCACAAAATCTTAGTAAAGTGAAGCGCGGTAACGCTTTCTACGGAGACAATTAATATGGCGAAAGACAAACGGACGATTATGCAGATGGAGATTCACCCGGATTTGATTCGTCTACGCAAGGAACGCAAAAAGCGTCTCAAGGAACAGTACGAAGGCGCTCAGAACGTTTACGGTCTCAAGGAACAGTACGAAGGCGCTCAGAACGTTTACGGACAGGTCTCTCCTTTTAGGCATGCACCGATGTCTTTGAGCGAGGCTCTATTCGGGAGGCTGCAATGAAGCAATCAAGAGGTGCAATACCAGCAGCAGAGACCGGAGCTCCTTCAGGAACCTACAAAGGCTCTCGTAACTTCGACAAACTGGCCGAGAAGGGTGGGCGAAACGCTACTACGAATGAATCGATGCGTGGATCCGGCATGGCTCCCAAGCCTTCAGGTGGAGCTTCCTTGTACGGTGGGAACGATAGCCCGTCTCATCCGCCGATGTCAGGGCTTGCGCGCGTAAAGAATCGTCCCTCAGCGCCAACGGGTAAGTTGACGACTGCCGGCAGCTTTACGCCTGTTCAAAATAATGCGCAGGCTAATCTGACTGGGCAAGCTACAGGGCAGGCTGAAGTCCTCCCACGCGGCTCGTCTAGCCAGATAAGCCCGCAGACACGGATGCCCAAGACAGGCAATCCAGTGGCAACAGGGAAGCCGAAGCGCAAGGGTTTAGGTTCGGCATTCTTTGGAGATAACTAAATGGCGCTAACTCAAGTGTTCAAGGTTCATTACCATTTCGAGAACGCTGGCAAAAAGTCAAGCTCAGACTATATCGATTACCTCAACTCAGCTGGCGGGGATTACAACAGTTTGCGCTCCGTGCTTTCCAGCAACGGACTGTTGAGGGGTAGCGGCACGATGGTGATCGATGCAGTACAGAGCGTGGGCCCGGGCTGTGATTCGCTGGTCACTACAGGCGGCGGGCATAACGTCTGGCAATAGGAGAGGCGCATGGGAACAACGAACATCTACAACGTAGACTACCATTTCGAGTCAGGCGGAAAGATTGTAGGCGTTACTCATTTCGCTACAGTCAGCGCCGCTGGACAGGACTACAACAGCATTCTGACAGTGCTTACGAATAATGGGCTGTTACTGCCAGGAACGCTAGTGATTGAGAACGTGCAGGCCGATCCCAGCGGTACGCAAACAGTCTACACGTAAATGGGAACGACGAACATCTACAACGTTAAGTATCACTTTGAGGGCGCTGGGATTATAGGCCTTACGCAATACTCTACTCTCAGCGCAGCAGGGCAAGACTACAACTCTATCGCCGCTGTTCTCATTAACAACGGACTTGGCGCGCCAGCTGGTCAAACTCTGGTCATTGAAAGCGTTAAGGCTGACCCTAGCGGCTCGCAGACGATCTACACAGACAATCCTGTCATTGTATCCGATACGTTTACTTTGACGGCAACGATAGTTGGATCGAATATGAACTACGTTCTCAAGCCGCTTGTCTCAACGATCCTCTTTACTTCTTCGTTCACCATTCCTATACCTACCGTACCTAGTGGAGGACCAGTAGACGGGCAGGTGCCGCCTTACAATTCTGGTAGTGGATTCGTACTATCCAATCCAACAGGCACGCCGGGCGGGTCACTTGTTAATAATTTTCTGTTCAATGGTAATGCGATAACGCCATTGGCGCTAGTGTTCTACAACACACTTCTTGGTGGTGCTTTCCAAGCACTAACCCGCCTTGGCCCTAATCAGGTAATTATCTATTTATTGAGTGGCCCGCAACTGTATTCGGGGACGGAATCATCGCCAACAATGCTGGCGGGCACTTTCACTCTAACCCTGTCACAGTTTGCGCTTATAGACCAGAACGTCTACAAAGTTAACTACCATTTCGAGATAAATGGCAAGCGATCTATCGTGGATTTATGCGATTACGTAGCCGCCTTTTCACAGGGCTACGACGATATTGCAGTAGTGATGGCGGCTAACAACCTGATGCACCCAGGTGTACTGGTAATCGATGGAGTATCAAACTGCAATCAGGGAGTTTCCATCTGAACGTAGAATTCCCGCATCAAGGCGTTCAGACCTGGAAGAATCCTCATGGAATAAGTATCTTCCGGCTGCATTACTCTGCCGACCCTGACAAGACTTCTGAGTGGGCCGCCAAGCAAAAGGCGGCTATGACCAATGAAGCCGACTACGAGCAAGAGTATGAAATCAACTTCTCAGCTAAATTGGGTACGCTTGTTTACCAGTTACACGATGCCGCCACACTGGAGACGAGCTTTACTATCCCTAAGGACTGGACTCGCTATTTTGCTCTCGATCCTCATCCTGTTGTTCCTCATGCGAGCTTGTGGATTGCTGCCGACCCTTGGGGAGACTTCTGGGCCTACCGGGAACTCTGGCCCTCAAAGATTTACGGACAACGCGGGAACGTGCCCGAGGATGATAACCGCTTCTCTATCAAACAGTACGTCGAGACCGTGCAATGGTTGGAATCCCGAGATAATCCAGAAAACAATGGAACGGAAGAAGACATCTACACGCGTGTAATCGACTACGCAGCGCGCGCGATGGGACAGGGGTTCTTTGATGAAAAGCCGGAATACAACTTCCAAAAAAGGTTTGAAGAACTCGGCGGTTGGAGCTTCAAAGACTGCATCAAAGACAACCAAGCCGGACCCGAAAAAGTTAACGAGTGGCTTAAGCCCCGAGATGTCGAGCAAGCTGATGGAAGTTTCAAACCAAAGTCTAGACTCCACATATTTCAAGATCGTTGCCCCGAACTTATCCACGAGCTCAAAACCAATCGCTTCCAGCAGCTTACACCGATTATGGCAGAGCGTTCTGACCCTACTGGGAAAGCGCAGTCGAAAAGAAACCACGTAACGGATTGCGCGAAATATCTTGCGATGGCGGAAATTGAATACATGCCTGACCGACACTACCGCAGCACCTGGAAGCCGATGCACGCAGGGGTGAATTACTAATGAATGAATATGAGGTAGTCGCAGTTTATGCTGGCTTTTCGCTGATGTTATTCGCCTTTGCAATGATCTGGAGGTTTTATCTGGGAGCGAATCACTAGTTGGGTAGACGTGGCCCTAAAACGCAATTTGTAAATTGCAAAAATCATCCAGAACGACCCGCGAAGTGCAAAAGTGCAGCCTTATGTAGCACTTGTCACAGCAGGGAATACAGGATTCTTCACCGTGGGTATGACGCCGAGTGGCATAAGAAACGCTGGGCAGAAGACCCTGACTACTACAAGAATAGAAGTGCCAAAAATCCCTGCTGCTCTTGGAAGGCCCAAATAAAGAGGTACGAGCGCTTAATTGGTCGCCCTCGACCTAGTAGTTGTGAAATTCCTGGCTGTAACTCGACTCACAAAATTCACTTCGATCATTGCCACAAAACGGGTAAACCGCGCGGATGGATTTGTCAAGGATGTAATCAAGCATTGGGCATGGTCAGAGACAAGCCAGAATTATTACGCGCTTTAGCAGATTATTTAGAGAGGCGTTCAAATAGGCCATTAGTAATGCGCCCTCGCCTCGTCTACGACTGGAAGACACCCATAGATTTTTTAGCTATCAGGAAATTACATGGCTAGTGGTATCCCCGGAATTCCACCGCAAGCCCCGCAGACTCCCGAAGCGGCGGGCAAAAAGAAGCGCAAATCAAAGCGTTCTGACGATGCTGCGCACGTAGCGGACATTCTAGACCGCCGCAACGAGTCTAGACGCTACATGCAGATCAATTACTGGGATATGTGGGAGGACGTGTACCGGGCTTCGAAGTGCCGCACCAAGCCCATTATGGTGACGGACAAGAACGGCAACGACGTAGAAGACAAAACACGCACGAACGTAGCGATGCCTGAGTTGAGCCTTATCATTCGCAGAAAGACTGCGCGACTCACCGCGAATCCTCCGCAGATTAACTACACTGTCCCTGAAGGTGGAAACACGCAGCTAGGCGACAGATTGACAGCCTGGGCGTATCAGCAATTCGATAAGTCAGGCGAATCGCAAGAGCATCGCAAGCTGGTGATGTCGTCTCAAACGTTTGGCTGGGGAGTGGCAAAACTTTACTGGGACACTATCGAGGTATCGAAGAAGTTCTTCAAGCCGGTAAGCGGCATGAGCCGGTCGGACTTGCGCAGCTTGGATGCAACGAGTGCATCTGATAGCGATGATGATCAGAACGATAACGAACCGTTAAGCCCTGACGAGCAGGCCGAAGCAATCGGGAAGTACGGCAACACCACACAGGTACCGCACAAGGTAAGCAAGTTTGAAGGGCCAGTCTCGAAGAACGTCTTCATCGGCGATTTCTTTATGGAGCCTGGCGCAGCTAACCTGAACGCCTCTGGCTGGTGCGTCGAGAACTACTTTGAATCGGATATCTGGCTGAAGAAGATGCTGGGCAAGACGTACATGGACGAGGACAACAGTGAGCAGCCCATCTTTGATCCTAAGGCTGTATCTGAGCTGGAAGATATGCCGTCTTGGCAGCCGGTCTATCAGCAGCAGCCTTTTGACCTTCGCTCACGCTTGCGTACTAATGCTCTGGGTCAAACCTTACCGCTCTGGCCCACGAAGCTACTGCGTGGCAAGCGTTACGATGTCCTCGAATGCCACACGAAGGACAAGGACGGGCAATTTTGGATTGAATGGATAGGCAACGAGAAAGTTTATCTCGGAAAGATGCCGTATCCCTGGGATCTTTATGGAAAATATTGCTACACGGAACTTTGCCCGATGTTTGACTTGCTTGCAGCTTACGGCGATTCATCCCCTCTGTTACTTCGTCATCTGTGGCTCTTGCATAACGCTATTGTCGGCAGCAGACGTGATTTGGTTGCAAACATCCTTCGCCCACTTATGCTCTGCAAAAACGCCGCAGACATTCCTGATGAACAGATCGACCGAGCGTTATTTCGCCTGATTCAGGTGCGTGACCCTGACTCGCTGCGTCCTCTAATCGAGGACATGGGGCACATCTCAGGAGCTTTGCAAGGCGCCACGGAAGAAGAAGCGCAGAACATGCGCATGATGGCTTTAGCTGAGCCTAACCTGACTAACGTAGAGACTGGAACAGACACCAATCCACAGGCAGGGAAGACTGCTACAACCGCGGTACTGGCCGCTAAGTCTGCTGACGCTTTGACACAATTCGAAATGGATTCCCTCAACTGGTATCTGAAGGAGTCAGGCGAAAAGAAGCTGGCCATGCTGCAACAGACTGAGCCTGAGCAGGACGATCAAACCGGAGACTACAAGCCTATCCAAGTAGGCAGCAAGTTTGTTGCGCAAACAGAGGGATTAAGCCAACGGTACGGAAAGACTTCTACAGTCAATCTCGACTTCATGGAGATTCAGCAGGAGATACAAGTAGAGCCTGCGGCGATGTCCATGCTGTCTGTAGATGACGACATTCGCAGGACTGGCGCTTTGCAACTAGTGGAGATGGCTGGCCAGATGCCGCACGTTGTTGATCCTTGGTACGCGGCACACAATTTCGCCATGACCATTAAGGGCGTTGATGCGGATAAAGCTGTTCCTCCACCGAAGCCACCTACGCCGCCACCGCCTAAGATCACTATGACGCTGGCAGCTAAAGTTGACCCACCGGCCGAAGTGCAAGCAGCTCTCTGGCAAGCGGTAACAGGTCAGCCGTTGTCGCCTGTCGGTCAAGAGCACTTGCAGATTGAAGACACACTCAAAGGAATTGCCAAATCTTCTGAAGCTGCGAACCATGCGGACAATTTGATGAGTACAAAGTCTGTGGACGATCCGCCCGAACCAAGTACGCCGATGTCGAAGGGCGTAGGGAATGCAAATCCTTCTTCACCTAAGTGAAAGCCAGCAGCTTCACGATGCGGTCAACGATCCTTCGCTGCGGCCTTCGCTTGAGGTATTTTTCAATAAAAAGCGGGACGAGATTCTGGAGCAGTTAGTTACCGCTGTCAGGAAACCTGTGCGTGACACGATGAAGGAAGCGCGACTGGCAGGCCAAGCGGAATCGTACGAAGAGGCATTAGGCGAAATGACACGATTCGCCGAAGAACAACTTAAGGAGAATTGCAAATGACAAACGTAGAACGCAGGCACGGAGCACCGGACACGCGGCCGCTACCTCGAGCAGAGCGCAGAACAGGAGCCGTCGATACGCGTGAGTCGGAGAAGCCTCGCCGGAGTGCTTACCGCGTGAATTACATCGTTAACGGAAATCCTGTCTCCGCTTTCGTGGTGGCTTACACGGAAGTGGACGCAGCGAACTTCTTGGGTGTCAGGGACGGCTCTGCGCAAGCGTCTATGGTGGCTGGCCCGGTGGAGATTGTCGGAACGGACAAAGAGCACGCCGCTTTGCCGATTCCTGAACCGTTCAAGGCACCACCGCAAGCGCCGCGACAATTCACGGATGCCGAAATAGTACGGCTGCGCGCATTGCTGAATCCTGGCAAGCCGGTACCAGGCGTCGTCTATCCCGGCCCGGAACGCCGTCATGGCGCGCCGGATACACGACCACTTCCGCGCGCGGAACGCCGTATTGCATAAACGATCTCTCACGGACCAACCGTGTGCAGTCAGACCCACTGACGAAGGAGAACTATGAGTAGCGATATAACAGAAGCTCCCACGCAGGACGCGATTGCAGAATCACTCCTGCCTGAAGCTGAACAACAAACTGTTGAGGCTCCCGAAGCCGAGCAACAGGTTGAGGAACAGTTTCAAGAGCAACCCGAAGAGCAAGAGCAGCTAGAACCTGAGCAGGAAGAAGCTGAGAACTGGCTCCCCACGGAGCAGGACAAAGTTTTTCCTGATGAGGTTCTGCAACGCTATGCAACGCGGTACGGACTTGACGAAGCGTGGCAAGCTAACCCACAGCTCAAGCAGCTCGTCATTGACAAAATCAATTCTGATATTTACCTGCAACAGTTGCAGGCGCAACAAGAGGCTGAGCCGGAACCCGAAGCGGAACCAACCCGCCAGGAACAAGCTCCACAACTCAGCCGCGAGCAGCACTTTCAGAACTTGACTCGCGTAGTGCAGGAACGCACTGACCCTGAAGTAGCAAAGGCGTTCCATAACGAGTTTCTGTCTATCTGGCAATTGCCTGAGCAACAGCAACCCGCGGCACTCGCGCAAGTCACGTCAAAGTACATGCTTAACCTGGTGAATACGTTTCTACCGGACATGCTGCAAGCCCAACTATCCACCCAGTTGAGCCAAGCGTTTCCGGGCTTCGGTGATATGTACGATCGCTCGTCTCATGCTTTGGCGTGGGACCGCGTTCGAAACTCAGACGCTAGTTTCGCGCAGTTGCCCGCCTACGGTTCGAAGGAATTTAGTTCCACGTTACGCGAGGCGGCATCACGCATCCCAGGGTTTGACGAGATGCAATTCACCGATGGGCAAGGAAAGGCTCTGCCGGCACAGCAGAACGCGGAACGTAAGTACGCCATGCTGGCCAAGATAGCTTCCGGTCAAAACGTAGATCCAGCTTTGTTGCAACGCGCAGCGCAAGCAGGCGCAAGGAATAGCCGTCGAGCGGAAGTACGTCGCTCTGCGGGCAATCTCGGCTCCGGGCAATCGAAGGGCGCTTCCGGTCCTACCGGCTCCAGCAAGTTCCAGACGAATCAAGATTTATTTGACGATGACGCGATGGAAATTTATCAGCGGGAACATGGCAGGCTCTGAGGCATTAAGGAGCTAAATGGCACTAGCCGTAGCACGCAGTTTTAACCAGATGGTCACGGACACTACCAACGTCCGCGACGTCAGCGAGCAGATGGTATTGCTCGAACCCGACGCCGCACCGTTGTTTGTCCTGACCAACGCAGCCAAGCGCAAACAGCCGACTATCGGCCCACGCTTTGAGTGGGTAGAAGATACGGAAGTTTCGCTTTGGGGCCAGAGTTCCGCAGCGGCGGACTGGTCTTCGGCGGCGACGAACATCCTGGTGGTGGACGGAACACTTTTCGGAGTGGGAGACGTTTTCGTAGTTCCCAAGGCGGTCAACTCTTCGGCCGCTCCGGAAGTGGTTCTGGTCACCGCTATTTCAACCAACACCTTGACGGTTACGCGAGGCGTGGGCAGCTCCGGAGCAGACACTTTGCCTGCCACCGGTTCTATCCGCATTCTCGCATCGGCGTTCAAAGAAGACGACAACATCGGGCAGCAACGCTACACGGCAAAAACCGTGCAGATTAGCTACGCTCAAATCTTCAAGACGCCCGTCAAGGTCACGCATACCGCAGCTTCTACCAAGCAGTACGGAGCACCACAGGGCGAGCGGAAGTATCAACTCGTCAAAGCGTTAATCCGGCACCGCTCGGAAATCGAAGGGGCAGGTTTGTGGTCTCGTGCATCGGAGTCACTCAACTCTCCATCTTCACGATGGACGACTATGGGCTGGCTTTCGCGCATCGCCACCAACAAGACGGACGCCGGCGGTACTGCGACCATCACCACCTGGAACACATTTTCTGAGACGTGCTTCCGTTATGGAGAGAAGCAAAAGTTACTGCTTTGCGCTCCAAAGGTTATTTCGGCACTCAACTTTTATTCCCAGAACAAGTTGCTTACTCGCGTAGGCGACACTGTTTTTGGGGTGAAGATTGCGCGCTTTGAAATGGCACTCGGAGAATTCATGCTGGCGAACGATTACAGACTGGGTACTGGTGATGTTGGCTTCCCGGGCGGCAACTCGTTTGCTTCACACGCTTACTCCATCGACTTGCCCAGCGTAGCGATTCGCTACCTGCAAGGCGGTGGAGACAATCTGATTGGTGATACCAAGCTGTTCGAGAACATCCTGCCTGACGGCTCGACCACTCGGACGGATGAGTATCGCAGTCAGCTTGGCTGGGAAATCCGGCACGAACGCAAACACGCGTGGCTGTTCGACGTTTTGACCTACGCTTAACCTTTTCCGGGGGGCAGCGGAACTGCCCCATTTTAGAAAGTGGGTGATGCCACTTGATAACCAAAAGTCTGAGTCGGATCACGGGGTTTATTACGGACCGCAGCCGCGTACCTTGGTTTTTCCTAATTTTTCTGACAGCTGCTTCAGTACTATCCCCGATGCATGCGGCTCAGAATTGCGTGGGTGGTGAGCGCTGGGTAGCCACAGCCGCGTTTTAACCAGCTTTAATTTTAAGGAGCCACAATGAAGATGAATCTGTATCGAGTCACTTATTTGTTCAAGCCCGCGAAGGATGGCAACCCGCAGGAGAAAGTAGCTTTTGTTGTAGCGAACACGGACAGGATTGCCGTGGATTACATCAATGCGCTGATTCCCAGAATTACCGCTCCAAAGTCAACGCTCCTAGAGCGTGGCAACGAAGTACAAGGCGCAAACATTCAGGTTCACGATGTGCTGGTGGCTACGTCCGTAAAAGCATCTACGGGACAAGAATCGCTGGAACGTCGGCATGGCGCTCCAGATACTCGCACTATGCCACGGCCGGAACGTCGCTACGGCGCTGTGGATACCCGCGAAGGAGAAGTCTAATGCTGCAGTCATGGAAATGTACGGTATGCGGTAAGAAATTCGAGCAAGGGCAGTGGACCTGTTCCGATGGTCTATCTAACCATGTTGTCGAAAGTAAGGAGTATTTGCTGAACGACGCTCCTAGCGATCCCGGCCACATCGCTCCGGGCAGCACTATCAACCCCACGCTTCGCGAAGGCCGCACGCGCATTTGCAACATTCCGCCTCCCAAGAAAGTCATGGAAGGCAATGATGTGAAGTGGGTAGGCGAAGGTTACGTGGAGTTTATCCGTGGGGAGTTTCACACCACGGACCCTGAGATTCAGTACTGGCTCGACAAGAAGGGCGGATTCTGCACGCGTGATATGTGGAATCAGTCGTGGTTGACGGAAGGCCAGCAACTCATGCTGCAACGTCAGGAAGTCGAAGCGATGCGTGGTCGCCTCGAGAACGAACGCAACGAACTACTGAGCCAAGTCAAGCAGCAGAAGAGTCACGCGGCCTGATGTCTGTTTGCTCAAATTGCGGAGCGCAAGGGACGAGAATACGGTCCCGCTGGACAGAGAAGAACGTCCAGTTGCCGGACGAGTGTCCGCAATGCGCTCCGGGGGCTTTTGAGAAGTTCACCGTTCCATCGGACAAGAAAATATGGATGGGGTACGAGGCACATCCGAACGAATACGTTAAGGCCCCTGACGGTGGCTACGACAGAAAGCCTGAGTACCGCGCCGAGTTTGAACAGAAGATGCTCGAAGCGACCGAGGAAGAACTGGAAATACAGCGGCAAAAGGAAGCGAACAAGCGCGCCACACGCAGAACAACTCCTATGGATGCCGCGGAGTTTGTCGAAGCGATGGGCAAAGCTGAACAGATTGCCGACTGGATCGTAGCGTCAGCAGCGCAGGGAAGGGAAGTCCATTGAAAGGCTGGGAGAAGCGCGCACAGCAACTGCTTATGAATCCTGCCGGAAGGGATGCGCTCAAGAAGTACGGCATTGATGTGGAAGTAGCTGGCGAAAAAAAACAGGAATCCGCCAAGCCTGTCGTGGCTATTCTCTGCCCAACCTACCGCAATCCTGAAGCGATGATGCGTGACGCCCTTGGAAGTATGGTGCAATGTTGCCGCGATAACGGAGTGACGGTTTACAGCGGGGCGCCTGTTCAATCTTCGGTAGTTCACTGGTCAAGGAATTGGCTGCTCAGCGAACAAATCAAGAGTGGGAAACCGTGGACGCATGTTCTCTTCATCGATGACGATATCGTGGTGGAACCCGAGGCGCTGATTAAACTTCTGTCGCATAAGAAAGACATTGTGGCCGGGCTGTGCACCCGCCGCAACGATCCGC